TGTAAGAATGATTGAGTGAGAGTTTTCGGATTGATTCCACACAATCTCTTTAGCTTTATCTAGAACATTGTTAATAGGTTTAAATGTGTCACGAAATATTTTGCCTGATCTGAATTGAGCGAAGTCAAAGCTTTCACCTGGATTTAGCTTATACTTGTTAAACTCGCCAGGATCAAGAACCTTGACAACTTTACCATCTTTCATTACAGATACTCTCGCTGCCGTATTGCCTAAAGTGGCATCAATGTCCCACACATTGAGAGTGCGGATCTCTTTCTTTTGAGACTTTACATAATTCTTCAGTTTCATTTGGACCAGTTCTTTACTGCATTGAAGTTTGCTTGACTAAATTCTAATCTGTCTACTAACTTGACTGCTTTTCCAATACGATCAATAGCGACGAATCCTTCTGGTGCGGTCACTTTCAGTCCAGTTGCATCTGTTCGAAGATAAGTTCCAACTGAATCCTGGACTTGTTGTAGTTTCTGCACAATCATATTTTTAGCACGAATCAGTAGATTTTGCAAGTCAAATATTTTCTTTAGCTCGTTTTTGTTGTCCTTATAGAATCCCATCACGATCTTTTTTTCCAACTGACGCTTTTGTTTGGTATCCGCTTTCTTTGCTTCTAATATGGACTTATTCAACTTTTCCTCCACTGTTGCTAACAGTCCAGCAACGTGAGCGGTGGTATTCGTGATTTCTTTTCCTTCTCTCACTTTCAAATTATTCCACGCTTTGATTTGTATTTTGTAAGAATCGTTTGTTGCAATCATGTTTAAAGTTCGTGCGGATATTGTTCTAAACAAACTGCCAGCTTGAGATAGAATAGCATTGAGTGCTTCAGTTTCTTGTTTAGTAAATGTCGCTGTGCCTGACGCATCGACAAATGACGCATCACGATACCACACATTCTTTGACGCTTTAAATTTGCCTATGTCTGCGCCAAAAGATGCTTCCATGTTTGCCATAGTATCGCCCTTGTATGTCGTGTGCCAGACAATACCCATCTTTGCCGATCTGATTTGTTTCGCTAGACCACTATCTTCAGGCACAGCATAGACGATTGTATTTGGTTGAAATGCGATGTATGACTTGCCAGCAATATTTTCAGACTTCAAATCAGCAGAAGTAAACATCATATCACCTTGCATGACGCCATCAATACCTAGTTCAGGCAGATACTTTAAAGCAATCTTCAGCTTTGCATTAAGACCTTCACCAGAATGATTAGCATCAATGTCTGCATTGGTATAATTTAGCTTTGCATTCTGAGCAAACACACCTTTAGTTCCAACAAAAAACTTGCCGTTTTCTGGATTGATACCTGCAAAGATGGCTGGCGCGCCATCCCATTTCGTTGTTAAGTTAACAGTTCTACCAGTAGCATGACCAGCAAGCATATCACGAAGAGACTGTAGAAAGGATATTGCACCTCTTGTGCCAGAAACTCCTCCATTGAGTACTTCGTCCTCCAAGTGTTCTAAGTGAAGGTTCTTACCTTCTTTGGCTTCTGTTAGATAATCTTGATATGTTAACATTATACTTGAAATCCTAATTTGTCGCCAGCTCTACCAACATAATTTTTAGACCTAAAGGTAACTCGCTTCTTCAATTTGTCTTGTTCTTTTTTCTCTTTAGGAGTTTCCACTAATTTCCACTCTGCATTACCGTCATTGCCCATTCTAAACTTTATATAAAAAACTTTGGTATTTGTCGCATCAGCAAAGATAGGAGTGAAATCTAAAGATTCTCTGGATATTTGAACTATTGTATCTTCACACTTTTGTCTGACTTCTTCGGTATAATCATCATTTTTCAGCCAGTCAAAAGCTTGTTTGAATCCATTTTTCTTCATCCACATTCCAGCTAAAATTGGTCCCTGTTTCGTAGATTGTTTATCAAGAATTTCGATTATACTGTATTGAGGAGTATCTTTCCATTTTTTCAAAAGCTTTTTATCATCATTGATTAAGTTTAGAACATCTCCAGGTTTTAGAGTGTTCGTTGATTCGCCAGATTTGGCCGAAATTTTAAACTCTCTGTTTTTGTCTGTAATTTTATAGTCAAGCAGCGGCTCGTTTGATCTTCCTGGAATATTAACTACTGCTGATCTTGAGTCTATAGGCAACAAACCTTTTGACATAACTGCTATTGGACCAAGAACTTCTCCGAAGTCATTGTTTATTGTATTCAGAGAAATTCCTACCATATTGCCAGAAAGAAGTTTTTGAATTTTACTTTTTGAAGAACTTGAAGGATTAGATGTGTGTTCTACAAGCACTGTTAAAAAGTCTTTTTGAATATTGGTTAGCTTTGATGTACTTTCAATTGCAGATATGACTCTTGAAGTATAAGAGCGAAATGGAATATCAACATCTACAATTTTATTTGTGGATGTACCAAAAAGACCTGGTTTCAATATTATACTTCCACCTGAAGATTCTGGTTTTAGTTCAAACTTAGTACTGCCGATTGTTACAAAACCAGGACTAGGTTTTGCTCCGCCAGTCACTTTACTATACTTTGCGCCGTATTTTTCAAAAAGATTTGCAAACTCTTTTAATGATTCCGCTCTATCTGGTCTAGACTTTAGGGGTCCATAGAGTATTACCGATCTTTGACTAATGATAGTATACTTTGAAAGACCGATAGAATTTAAATTCTTCTTGAATATAGTATCGGTCATTTTAGGTATAAGATTTGTTATTGTAATTGCTGCCATGCTCATACTATCTATTTTATAGTTTCTTATTATTTAGTAGAAACAAAAAAAGCGCCTCGAAAGGCGCTTTACTTTTCTATGATATGAGATTAAGACTTCTTTCCAAGAGTAGCTTTGATCATCCAGTTCAATTTGGAATGTGCTGTGATTCGATCTTGAAGATAGTTTGAAAGACCGTACACCTTTTGCTCTTCTGCCATTTCATATGCTTCTGTTACCACATTCATTAGATTTTCATTGCAAGTGAGAAGATTAGCTACCATCTTTTCTGCTGTTGGAACTTTTTCGTCTTCCATAATAACAGACAGTTCTTTCATTCTTGTCAATGTCTGAGGGGCAAAAGAATCCAACTGACGAATATGTTCTGCTAGTGGATCTACTGCTCCTTGATAGTCGCCATAGATTTCAGCAAAAAATTCATGCAACTGAGGAAAGTCAGAACCAATTACGTTCCAATGATAAGCCTGTGCTTTTAATCCTGCTGCGAAAGTGCTGGCTAAAACAACTTTCATTTTCTCTACTAGTTCTTCCATTTTCTTCTCCTATAGTGTATAGCACTATTTATAATATGGCGGAAAGGGAGGGATTCGAACCCTCGGAACCTTTTACAGTTCGGCTCGTTAGCAGTGAGCTACCTTCGGCCTCTCGGTCACCTTTCCTTAGTCTTGTACGATAATAGTAGTATTTTCCTTGCCATATTCACTGACAATTCTATATAGCCACTTTGCATTCTGTGGATGTAGACGAACACATCCGTGAGAAGCAGGACGACCCAACTTGTTTAGCGCATCGGTCGCATGAATAGCATATCCACCATGAAAGAAGATAGAGTTGGGCATCGGCGCATTATCATACTTGCGTGAGTAATGCATCTTTACCATATGATAAGGCTGATACACACCGCGGGGCGTACTATATCCCTTTCGTCCAGTAGAAACGTCCCACTCATAATAATCTGTTGGAGTTTCTACAATCATGATCTGATCTGAAACATCAACTGTGATAATCACATCTTCAGCCTTGGCAATGCCAGTCATTGCTACAAGAGCGACGATCATAACGAAAAGCTTATTCATGCTACCTTATCTTCCTTAACCTTAATGTGTTGAATTGCATCCTTGTAACGATCAGCACAGTATGATGCTGCCCAAGCATTTGGCTTTACAAGTGGAACGATATTGCACATACCACGAATGTATCCAACAGCTTCATTGATTACGCAAGATGAACCATGTTCTTTGTTTGGATTGATATCTAAGTGAATTTCAGTTTCACGATCTTCAAGAACATCAGCAAGATCCATATATAGCGATGCCGTCTTCATGACTTCGTTCATCAGGCGCATACGCGGGCGATCTTTTTGCTGGTCATAGTCGCGTTCACGAACAATACCACCAAAGACCTTGCAGCCGTTCTTGCCGTTCTTGTGAACAACTACCACGTTGATGTAGTCTGCATACCAAACACCGTCGATCTGAAAACGTTCAGAGTCGCCACCTAGATATACTTTTGTTTCGGGAGATTGTGAGTTGATGAAGGCTCTGACTTCTTCAAGGTCAAGCTGCTTTCTGATCATTGCTAAGTTCCTAAAAATGGTGCCCGCTGAGAGAATCGAACTCCCAACCTCGGATTACAAAACCGATGTTATGCCACTTAACTAAGCGGGCTTTTATCTAAAACACTTTCTTCGCTACCGATGCGTAACTTTTTGGATGAACTCCATCAGCACTAGCGAACGAAGATAAGTATACTACACTATCGCCATATTGTCTAGCAATATTTAGTGCTATCTTTCTGGCTTTAGCATTGTTATTGGAAAGAATCCAGATAACTTTGCCACTGACATTTGATCTAAGTTCCTTCAGATACTTTGAGAAGTCAGCATTACCGTCATTTGATCCAAGTGAGATCACAGTGGTTTGTGCTTTTGGAATATATGAACGAGAGACTACAAAGTTCTTACTATTAATTCCAACTTTTGCTATTGTCTGACACTGCGGCGAAACAGAGCCGATGCCGACTGCGATACTATCACCCAATACTAAACATTCCAACATTAGTTATCATTCTTCACTTGATCAATCATCTTGTTTGCGGCATCAAAGCTATCATGCAATCCTTCATACCAAGTCTCATCAACAGCAATGAAGTATTTGTTATTTGATGTTTGATATATTCGGTCAGTGTTACGCACCCACATTTTGTTGTTGTCATTACTACCCGTAAAACGGTACTGATATTCCATCCAGCTATGTGGCTGTTTCATGCACTTTCCTTTAAAATTGGTGCGCTTGGAGAGATTCGAACTCCCACCACCTTGCTCCTAAGGCAAGTGTCTCTACCGTTGGACTACAAGCGCGTTATCTTTTCTTCTTACAACTAAATGTCTCTGTTTGAGAGTGACAGTTTGGACAAATGAATCGTAAGTTTTCTAATCTGTTGTCGTTATTCTTTCCGTTAATGTGATCTAGTTGAAGGACGAGTTTCTTGTTATTCCATTCATCAACTATTCCGCACTCAGCACAAGATTGTTCCAACAACTTCTCATTTATAATTCTTCGTTTGAGATTGTGTCTTGCATATGTGCTATTCTCAATGAAGATTTCTTCGTTAGTTTTTCTAGCGCCATACATGTTCCTAGAATTATAAGCTTTAGCCATGTCAATACTCCTTTTCAGGAGTATTTATAAAACGCTAGTTCTGAGGACTAGCGTGTCTGCCATTTCACCATATCCGCGTTAATGGTGCGAGATGAGAGGGTCGAACTCCCGACATCCTGCGTGTAAAGCAGGCGCTACTACCACTGAGCTAATCTCGCTTAAATCTGGAGGCCCGTTAGCAGACAATGAGATTACAGTATCTTTTGGACAGTCTGTATCATGGTCTTATACCCAGCCCCCATACGGTGAGCCGATTTATATACCGCCACGGGCCAAGAGCGGTTATTATAACTACATCCCTGCTGTTAGACCAGCAAGTGAATCGTGCAACCAAAGCCATGCAGCGGCAACGGCAGCAACAAGAGCAGCGGCGGCCCGCTTGACATCCCATCCATTCTGCCAAAGAGTCCAAAGAACCCAAAGAACTACTGCAACTAAACCTAAAACTACGATTGTATTAAGCATGTTATCACCTCATTAGATCATGATTGATCTTGCATTATTTATAACTGGAGCGGGCAATGGGGATCGAACCCACGACCTTCTGCATGGCAAGCAGACGCTCTACCTCTGAGCTATACCCGCATTAATTGGTGCGTCTTCCAAGTTTCGAACTGGGTTGTTCGGCTTATGAGACCGATGAGATTGCCAACACCTCCCAAGACGCATTATCTTATTCTTATTCTATTCCAAAGTGCTTCTCAATATATCCGATTGCTTCATCTAGATATTCTACAGACTCGGAATCATCTTTCATCTTATTCTTCATCATAATTAACACAAACAAGATTTTCTTGATTTCATCATCAGTCATCACAACTCTCCAAATGGTGCTGCCTCTCTGAATCGAACAGAGTCCCCACGCTCTTCAGGCGCATGTACGCACCAGCTATACCAAGGCAGCGTTAATTAGTCACGAAGAAGCCGAGGAGCGGACTCATTAATTGTTTGGCGCTCATACTCGGTCTTCTTCGTATTATATTCTTCATTTGTCAAATTATGCCAACCAACACACTTACCAGTTGGACTACGACCACAACCACAGTCTTTGCTCATTTACTTTCTCCTGATCTGGCGGATAGAGTAGGATTCGAACCCACGAAACATTGCTGTTCTCCAGTTTTCAAGACTGGCGCCTTCAACCACTCGGCCATCTATCCAAAATTCGATGCGATTTCTTAAAGTGGTTACGCCCTCCACTGTCTTATGATAACGAGAGTTTCCAACCATTACAGTCCACTCACAAACCTCTAACACATTTGATGGTACGCATTACACTTTATCATCATGTGTATATATTACACTGTTTAACAGTGCATGTCAATCACTATTTCAATACGACAATAGTGACTTTGCAAACTCCATGACAACCGATCTTCCGAGCAGCAGCCCGCGATAGATCAATATGTCTTCCCTTTATAAAGGGACCGCGATCATTAATTCTTACTATAACAGACTTTCCTTTGTGTGTGACTTTAACCTTCGTGCCAAAAGGTAAAGTTCTGTGTGCAGCAGTCAAAGCATTTGGATTAAATAGTTCACCACTTGCCGTTCTTTTACTTTTGCTGCATTGGCCTGGTGTGGCACAATCATACCAAGAGGCTACACTTGCCTCTGAAACATTTGTTGCTGCCAATAAAAAGCCAGCAGCAAGTAAGGTAATTAGTTTCATTTTATTTTCCTTGTTTTGGAGGTCACCGAGGGATTCAAACCCCCGACCTTCGCGTTCGTAGCGCGATGCTCTATTCGGCTGAGCTAGGTGACCTTTGTTTGGAGGAGACGGCCAGATTCGAACTGGCACCTCAAGGATTTGCAGTCCCGCACAGTAACCGTTTTGCTACGTCTCCATAAACTTGGATGCTCTTCGTGGATTCGAACCACAATTGCTGGAATCAGAGGCCAGAGTCCTGCCGTTAGACGAAAGAGCAATGGTCCCGCCTGATAGAATCGAACTATCGTATCTGGCTCCACAAACCAGCGTTCTACCATTGAACTAAAACGGGATAGTTCTGATT